AAGCCGAGCCGACAACAAAACTTGTACGCTCAGGTAGAGGGTTAAACTATTAACCCCCCACCTGATTAAAGACTGATAGCCGGTTGTAACTGATACTCGGTATGTTGCAAGCCGGTGCTACTGCCAGGGCAGCTAGCAACAACTGGCTTCTCTGATAGCGATATGGTTGCTCCTATCGCTATTCCTGCTGTCGCTATTCCTGCTGCGAACCATATCAAAACGGCTGCAACAATAAAAAACTTCGTCATTTGCGCTCCTTTCTAAGTATTACACGCCTCTCTTGATATTCTTTTTAAGATAATCAACAACCACTGCTTGTAATTGGCTGCCATCATTTATTCTTATGCTGTCCGGCACTTGTCGCGCGTTAGAGTCAATACCTATCCCAAAAGTTTTAGCGATATGGCGGTTAGAGTGGACGTAGGCTCTGATATGGTGGTCTTGTCCCCTCTGAACAGAAGTGAGTTTTATAGACTCGTCATACCAAAAAGTATGTTTTTTACCGCTGCTGTCAGTCAGGACTGGTAACTCCTCATGGCGATAACGCCCTTGTCGTATATCCTCTATAAAGCGGCTCGGTGCTGGCTGGCCATCACTAATCATAATTACTATGTTCTGTTGGCCGAGCCTCGGTCTGAGCAATTTATAAGCCATCGCCAATCCGTCTATATCGTTATTTTCAGCGCCACCACCGCCTCTAACATTATTGACAATAATCCCATAAAGCTCCTCTAAGTCTGGTAGGTGTTCATCAAAATTTTTATGTATCATAATAAAGCGGTTAAATCCGACAATCGCCAGTTCGATATTGATATTGTCTAGGTGCTTGGCTAAAAAAACGGCTGTTCTGGCTGCTTGGTGGCTTCGGAGAAGTTCGGCCTTATCTGAGGCTTTGTCACTAGGCATGTGCTCGCGGAGTTGGTAGTAGGTCGCCAATCGGCTGCTAACTGCTGCATGCATACTGCCCGACTCATCAATCAGTAATACGATGTTATAACGCTTATTTTTACGAGATTGCTTTTGAGTGAAAACATTGGTCGCGCCGGTGGATACTCGCCACAAGCTTTTATGGTCAATATTGCCTTTTTTACGTCCCTTTAAGTGCCTATCGTATTTGTTGTCGGTCATTACAGACATGAGCTGCTGTTTGAAAACAGGGTCGAGCTTGGTAGGGTCGGTTTCAAAAAAACGCTTATTGACTTTAATATCGCCAGTGTTCACTCCTGCTCCCCAACCACCGCCATCTTTGCCATCATCTTCGCCATCGCTCGGACTGATGGCTTTGTCAATCCAGTCCGGTATTTCGTTTTGTACTTCGCTTTGTACTATTTCGCTTTGTACTTCGCTATCACTATCACCGCCAGCTTGAGTTTCGGTGGGGGGTTCGGTTATCGGAATAACACCGACTATTTCGCCATTCTCGAACCTAACTAAAAACGGTTGCTTGCCGACTCTAACGCCGATTAAAAAGCTGCTCATACATCTTCCACAACTACATAACCGCCGTCTTTAGGATTTACTAAGACTTTTTTACTCAAAGTTTTAACTTTTCAGCCAAACTGAGGCGTTTCTTAGTTGTCTTTTTTGTAGTTCCTTTTTTCTTGGCTTTGAGTTCAGCCAAAATCTCGGCTCTGATTTTTTTCTCAATATCTTTTTGTTGAGCGATTAGCTGTTCTTTGGCTTTGTTAAGCGTGATAGCCATTTCGATATTGAGGGTGATATTCTCCGCGATAGCTTCCTCATAACCGCTAACCAGTTTGGCGATTATCTCTCTAAGCTTTTTCTCATCGCCGTTACCTTTGTTGACAATGCCGACAGTCAACGCGTCATCTATGCCTAGTGGCTCAACCAGTTTGGCGGTCTGTATTAGGTCGCGAGTTGAGCAAGTGAAAAATACCTCGTCATTGGCTTTGGCTTTGCGAATAGCCAGGCCGATATCAACCAGTAAAGCCGCCATCTCTGGCGTGGTCTCGCCTTTCAACTCGACAATCTGGCGCTCGATTTTAGCCGGTGGGTATTTCAACTCCAAAATCATACCAAAACGGGACTTGAACGCCTTGTTCAAGTCTTTAGTTCCGGCGTACTCGTCAACAGGGTTCATTGTACCAAAGAACCTAAATTCGGCGTGTGGCTTGATGATTTCGCCATCGTGTTGAGTAACAAGTACCTGTTTATCATCATCAAGCAAGCTATGTAGAACAAACAGGATTTCCGGTAAGGCGACATTTACCTCATCAACCACCAACCAGTGTCCGGCTTTCATGGCGTAAAGTAATATGCCATCTTGCCACTTGGTTTCTCCGGCCTCTAAGACGTATTTACCGACAAACTCGTCCACTGTGGTTTCACCAGTAATACTAAAACGAAGAACAGTTTGCTTGCGGCCGTCAGCAATATCCTTGATTATAGTGGTTTTACCGGTGCCGGTATCGCCGACAAGCAAAACTGGTAGATTGTGCTTGATAGCCACCCCAAGATGTTTTTTAGCTTTTGGCTGGCCTAAGATGGTATGAATACCGATTTTAGGTAAGTTGCTCTTTTTAACCTTTGTTGGTATCCTGCCAGTTGATTTTTTTGATTTATCAACAACCGGCCTAGATAGCCAGCGCTTTGAAAATCCCATCGAGCCACGCGGAGTATTAAGCATTACATAGTTACGTTCTACGGACTCCACTGTGAGGGTTGAACCTTTAAGGGCTTCATGGTGAGGTGTCCAGGTTGGCCATCTAAGGGTGATAACAGGGTCGTCAGTTACAACGACCCTTTCGCCGGCTTTAAGGTTGCGTATCGCTCTCAAAGTTCGGCCTTAAGCTGCTGGATTAGCTCTGCAAGGATAGCCGCGATATAGACTTGGCGTATCATTTCGGCTTTCGCTTGGTCGCCATTTTTGGCTTTACCCAAAAATGACTTGCGCTTACGTAAAATTGTGTCCAGTTGCTCAGTAAACTTTACTATTTCATTTAGTAGCGCCATTGATAGACCAAAGGTTTTAAGTTCCCCGACCATCTTAAACATTACCTCGCCAAACCCAGCGGAATTTTCGACTTCATCAATTTCAGCCATAAAGCGCTGTAGAAACTTGGTGGCGTTTGGCTCGGCTACATTCCAAACTTTTTGGGTACGTTCTATATCGTTTAGCATATTATCGGTTAGGTCGCTGCCTATGCCATCTTGTTTAGCTTGTTCTAGTAACCTATTTACTTTTTCGTTATTGACTCCAACCATTGCCATTCTAAACTCCTAACAACGCTATTATGATTATTGATAGTGATTTTATGATTGCCCCGATAGCGAACCACGCCAGCAGCGTTAAACTGGCGAGTAAGGGCAAGGTTCTATTCATAAGCAAACCTCATATTTATTTAGTCTTATTGACTGTCGGTAGCGCCGCGGCAAGTTTTTAATTGCTCTGGCGAGTTGTCCGGCTTCTGAGCTTGTGATTAAGCCCTCGTGCTCGGCTTCGGCAATCGAACAGCCAGAGGGAATACGTTTAACTATTTTGATGGCTTGAAAATTATTGCCGGATTGTAGGGCTTGGCGCATGGTCATTTTATGGCCTCAGGCAATTCTATACCCTAGTTTATCTAGGGCATTTGTTAATTTTTTCTCTATGGCTAGGATTGTTTTATTGTAGTCTGAGGTCTTTGGCTCATCACTTGAAAGCATTATGCTATTTAAGATGATGGCTGTCTGTTTGGGGGTCAGATTTACTTTTACATTTTTCATTTTGTGGCCTCAGCTAAACTAGCGACTGTGAACTCGCCATCGTTAGTTCTCACTCGATAGCCACCGGATATCTTATCTATCTGGTGCTTAGTGTAGGGTTGAGGGTTACCGCTTGGCGGTAGCTTAACCCTTTTCTCACGCGGTGGGTGTTTGACTTTAACGGTCATTGTGTTACTCCTTTATAAGAACATTATTAGATAAAGTGAAATGAAAAACAGAACGATTGCTGTTAGTTCGAGCAGTGTTTGTTTGAGGTCGGTCATTGTCGGCTCTCCTTATTAAGTTGCTGGCGTTTTTTTATCTCGGGATATTTACGAGTCCGGATTGTCATTAAGCGTTTCCGATTGCACGCGCCAGCAGTGTTATGTTAATGGTACACTCTAATCTTATCACCTTAATGGTATAGGTGTCAATGGTAAAGCGTTGTAGTTTTAGGTATTCCGTAACAGAGGTCAGAAAGACATTGTGCGACATAGGGTCAATGGTAAAAGAGGCATAGAATATCGTTATAAGCTTAAAAACGGGTGTCGTACAATATCACTCAATATCACTGAAAGGTGATAAAATATATCCATGTTAAAAGAAAACTCCAAACGAACCCTAGATATCATCGCCGGTCAGAAAAAGCAGAACGCCACAGCCGCCTATAAAGAGGTTCACCCAAACGCTAGCGACATAACGGCAGCGGTAAACTCTTACCGGTTACTCCAAAAACCGGAGGCACAAATCTACTTAGAAAAACATATAACGAAGGCAAGGAATAAGGTAGTACAGTTAGTAGAAAGCAAAAAAGAAGGAATAGCCCTACAAGCTAGCGAGGCAGTTCTAGACCGAGCTTTAGGTAAAGCGACTCAGAGAACAGAGGTACAGACCACCGGCGTGACTATCAACATAGACTTAACTACTGGCTCAAGCTTAGCTCAAGATATAGATACCTGAGTGAGTGATTGAGTTAGAGAAAATAAAAACATACAACCCCTTTTACCTGCTTACCCTACCCCCCTGCCACCTCTGGGCTGCTGAGTTACATCTCCATCTGTTATATCGCCGAGAGCGAGAGTGACCTCGGCGACATGCATAGGTGGTAGATTGACATATATATGGCTGAGTGATACACTGAGTGTATGCCCCAAGTTAATGTTTATATACGCGACGAAGATTACCCAAAGTGGGCTACGATTAAAAAGAAGTCTGAATTTATCCATAATGCGTTGAATATCAATCTGGATTTGAACCCTTATACTAATGGAGCATTTCAACCCATCAAAACCCCCAAAGACGCCCGTAAAGCGGTAGAGCCTTTAATTGGGCACAAAACTTATTTTAAAGGGAAGAAATGATAGACGACAAACTTAAAGAGATAATCAGACCCCATATTCGTTACCTGATTACTAAAAAGGGTTACAGGGAATTGAAGGAACGAGGTGAAACTGCCAAAGATTCAGAGAACCTCGTAATAGCCCAAATCAAACAAGCCTTTGATGATGAGGGGTGGCATAAGGCAGAGGTTAAAAACGAAGTCAACCTTACTTTTGATAATGACAGGCCAGAACTTCTTTTGACCGGCTCCGAATGGTTAGCAAGATTCAAGGAAGAGCTAGAAAAAGAATACGAGGGGCACGGGATTATAAGAGACATACGTGAGGGTGTTTTAAGAGCCGCTAAGAGAGCTAGCAAAATCTGAGCTATGAGCTGGAAAAAATTGACAAGCACTAGCTCGTCGTGTTATTAAAAAGACAAATAAACATCTCTTAAAAAATAACTTAACAGGAGATAAAAATGCCTCGACCTAAAAGGGGAAGTCCCGAAGCTAAGGCTTGGGGAGTCCAGATGCGTGAAGCTAGACGCGCCAAACAAATTCTAGCTGCACCTTCAATCCCATCCGACCAGGATGAGTCCGACCTAATCAAGCAAATTAAAGAACTGAAGGATAATCAGGAGTTATTAAAAGCCGCTCTTCTGCATTCTGGCCCTCAGGTGACTGACCGTGGGGTTATCGGAACGCGCGAAAAATACCGCCTTGACCCAGACTTATACCCGGACCCGCGCGAACGGCTGGCCGAACAAGAACAGTTCAAGCGATTAGCTTTCTCAGAAAATTGGGAACTTGACTGGGCAATTTCGCCGACTCGCTATCAAACAGTCGATGGGATTTGGCAGACTGAACCTCGATTCACCCTGAAGTTAATCAAAATCATCTTTGATGACAAAACTTACGAGAAGACCAATCGGAGGTATGTTGCTCGCCAGCTGATTATGCACGAAGACCCCGAAGCGGCGGTGGTGATTGCCCGCGAACAGGGTCTACCGGTAGATGAGAAAAACGAACTCAATTTTCTCAACGAAATGCGCTTTATAAGGATGCGCGACTGGTTGATTGAAACCTTCTTTCCGCCCCCGACCCCGATAAATCAGAATAAACGCCAGGTAGTCATTGATAATCAGCTGGTTGAGCTCTACGAAATCACTTCCGAAAGTAAAGAATCTATACCTTTCGATAAAATCGGCACCTTCAAGAACGGCTAGCCGTAGAGTTGTCTGTGGGCTACCAGCCAACCAAAAAACAGGCCATAGCCCATGTAGCTTTTCTGACTGGTGGTTTTAAACGTGGCGTCCTACTCATGGGGCGTCAATCCGGGAAAACTTATTTTGCTACCCAGCACGCTTGGTTAAATGCTGTTATTCGCCAGGGGCGCTATTTTGTGGTATTCCAGACCTATAAACAAGCCCACGAAGTTGTCTGGCGACAGTATATCCCACTAATCCCGGAGGAATTGATAAACAAAAAAAACGAACTGGATTTGATAGTCGAACTTGATTATGTCCACGGTCCGGTAAAACTCCCTGACGGCCAGACAATTCAGGTTGACCATGACCACTCTCAGCCACGGAGTGTTATCCAGCTCTTGGGTTCTGACCAAGCCGACTCACACCGTGGTTTCAAAGCCCATGGAATTATTTTTGATGAGTATGCCGACCAGAATCCCGACAACTGGGAAGCAGTCTACAAGCACTTTTTCACAACAACCGATGGCTGGGCAATATTCATGGGGACCCCACGTGGATACAATCATTTTTATGACCTTGTGGAATATGCCAAGGAAAATCCGCGCTGGTTCTACCAGGAAGCTACTTGGCGCGATTCGCCCTATGTTTCCGAGAAATTTATTATCGATGAACGCAAAGAAGCTGAAAAAACCGGCAAATTGTCGACTTTTTTACAAGAAGTGGAACTAGAATTTCGGGCTATTCAGGGTGCGGTCTATCCAGACTTTGACAGAGACATCCACATCAAGAAGCCTGCCGAGTTTCCTGACCTTGAAGAGCTTGATATCTACGCCGGGATAGATTTCGGCTTCCATACCACCGCCGTAATTTTCATCGGAATAGATAAAGAGCAGAATTGGTGGATTTTTGACGAAGTTTATGGTCGAGAGGAGACCCTGGAGGATGTTATGCCCCGGATTTGGACCAAATTAGGCGACAAACGGTTGATTTTAATAGTCGGCGACTCGCAGAATAAGGATGCTATTGAAATGATGGCTTCCAAGGGCTTCCCGGTTACCCCGGTAGTCAAACATCAGGGGTCGATTATTGACGGTATTGACCTGATTCGGGCAAAACTTAAGCCTCGCACCCAGCTAGTCGGCGAACCCAAGCCATCAATCTTCTTTTCCTCTGCCTGTAAGAACCTCATCCAGGAAGTCGAGGCCTATAAGTACCCCGAAGACAAGCCCGACAGGAACCCGACTGATTTGCCGATGAAAGACAACGACCACGGTCCTGACGCTCTGCGCTATGTAGCTATTCAAATGAAGTTTGGTCGTCTGACTGAGGACAAAATGCCGGAAAACACCACCATAAAAGCTCTTAATGAGTATGGGTTGATGTGATATACTTCGCTTAAACAGGAAAATAAACAATGGCTGACTACGGTTCAGAAAAAACTTCCTCAAAAGAAAATCCTTACGAGTTCGAGTATAAAAAGGACTATCAGGACGACTGGGACGTTCACCGCTATTATATCCAGACTTTTGACGCTTATGAGGCGATGCTTCTGTCCCAGGTCTACGACTCGGTTTCGCGTAGCATCGATGGAGCTAAAATCACCGACTCTTATAATACTACCCTAGCCAAAGAACGGGCTGACCGGGTAATCGCCAAACTACCCGACGGCCAAACTACGCCTGCCGGGAAAGCCGATGTCGGTAAAGCCTCCTTTATGGATATCCTTCGTCAGAAGTGGGTTTACCCCAACGCTAATGCTCAGCATCCATTTTTGGAAAAGCTCAATATGTGGCAACTTTATTCTTCGGTTTACGGTTATATGCCGATGTTTTACGATTGGAACGTTTCCGAGACAGGATACGTCGGGCCTGACTGCTGGCTGTGGAACCCGCGCCATCTTGTGCCGCAGCAGGGTCGAGTGTCTTTGGCGGATATGGAATACGTCACGGCTTTGACCTGGGTCAGTAAAAAATTCCTCCAAGATAAACTCGACAATGAAAGTGATGCTGACGGCTGGGACCGCGACGCTCTTCGATTGTTAATCGAAAAGGCCGACCAGGAAACTTCGTCTGATTCCGACCAAGATACCCAAACTGAAAAAACCCGGATTGCTCGACCAACCAAAAGGGGCGTTTGTCTAGCTACTCGCTACGAATCAGGAGAGGATGGTAAATGGTGCACTTTCGCCCCAGACCATTCTCACATAGAAGTCCGGCGGATTAAGAACCCGCACAAAAATGGCAAAATCCCGTTTATTATAAAGTACTCTCAACCGTTGTTTGATTCATTCTATGGTCTAGGAGATTTTCAGCGGGCTCAATCTTTACAGTTCGCCCGTGATGCTCTCGATAACTTCTACTTCAAGGGCATAAAGATAAACCTGATACCACCGATTGTGGCTAATGCTAATGGTGTTGTAAAACATACCCTAGATTACCGTGAAGGTCAGGTAATGCTGGAAACTATTCCTAATTCAATTCGTAGGTTGGAAAGTTCTCCGGCGGGGTTAAACACCTACCAAGCCGCTAAGCAAGCCCTGACTGGTTCTTTACTAGCACTATATGGTTCGCAGAATGCTTCAATTCCGGGGGCTGACGCGCTTAACCCTTCGCAAGGGCGTACTCCGGCAGCCATCTCTTTGTACGCTGACAAGGAAGCCACCCGCGACGGTGCCGAGCGTCGTCACCTGGAAGCCGCTCTCGAGCAATTAACCGACGCCTTCTTCTCGCTGATTGCTAATATCGGTACTGAGAAGATTCCTATTACCTTATTCGCCGAGGACATTAAGGCGATTATCGAATCCGGACAGGAAGACTTGATGGAACTATTCATCCCCAACGCCGAAGCTAATGCTGGGACGTTGCAAATCGACCCCGCTAAATTGAAGGATATAGAATATCGTTTCTCTATCACCACTGATTCGATGGCGAAAATAAACAAAGACGCCCAACGCCAGGCTTTAGAAAATTATATCGGTCTACTAGGGAAATATCAGAATGTGCTGAAGGATGACCCGACCATCAAGGTTGAGTGGGGGCTGATAATGCAGGCTTACGAGAACGTCTCCGACATCTCGGGAGCTTCCAAATTTATCACCATCACCCCAGACGCCAAGCCACAACCACCGCCACAAACTCCGCCGCGCCCTCCATCGGAGACAATCACCTTTAAAGATGCCGTCCAAGCCGGGGCCCTTAAAGCCGCAGCCGGGATGCTTAATCAAGCTGGGTTACCGGCTGATGACTTACAACCCCCCCAAGAACCCGAGCAGTCGCCGACTGTTGCCGAAACCGGTCACTCTTTCATGGACCCGCATATAGCTGAAATTGCTTCCAGTATCTCTAAGATGGGAGTTAATTCTCCGCCTGCAATCGAACCAATGATTTCCAAAGGCGGTATAAGCTTTAACGACCCGCACATAGCCAAAGTAGCTACCGCTGTCGAGGGGATGCACCGTATGCCTGATGGCTCAATGATGAAGAACTCTGATATGAAAGGCAAAAATGCCGTTCCGAAGAGTCGGGCCAGATGATTACGTCTCACCTTCGGGAAGACACTGGACAGCCGCCCAGGTGAAGATGTATCATGCTACCAATGGATTTACCAACAAGCCGAAAGTTAAATTAAGGAGGAAAAATGGCCGAACCAGCCAACGCCATCATCGGCGAAACATTCGGTACTGACATACCACAAACAAAAATTGATGAAACGCAATTAGCCGAAGAAAAAAATGCCGCTCGTTATTCCAAGACTAAGGAATTCCGACAGCTCAAAGAATATCTAGAGGGTAGGATTAAATTCTTCCAAGGGCATCTGCCCAACGGAGACCCAGCAGCTACCCAATCGCCTGAAGTTCTCTACCATAACTGGGTAGTCGCTAATCTGGTTATTGGTGAGTTCCAAGCTGTTCTGAACTTTTACGCTAATGCCGAGGAAGCGGTCAAAGATGTCACCCGAGGAAATCGACCAGTTTAAAGAGTGGGGAGTGCCGCTCCCGACCCGCGACGTCCACATTAAGGATGAGGACATCGCTAAGAATATGGAAAAAGCCGAGGTCAAGAGCTGGCGTCAGGAAGGCAATAAGTTAATCGCTGAAACTCAATTAGGTGATGTGGTTAATTTTCTACCAACTGACACGATGCTGACTGGTGTTAAAAATAATCGACCAGTATTGACGAAAGTCAGACTTTAGCTATATATTATAAGTATCGCGCCGTTCGACGAACGAACGTTAAACAAATAAGGAACCAAAACAGGTTCCAATAAGCAAGCCGCCCGTTGCGTGAATCAGGGGCGTAAAAAAAGGACAAACAATATGGCCGACAAGCCCAAGAAAGAGGAGCCTGAGGCTCCCGCAGAAGTAACACCAGAGGCGCCTGTCGCCGAAGAACCGAAGGAAGAGCCAAAAGCTGAACCTCCGGTAGAGGAACCCGCAGCAGAACCACAAGCCGAGGAGCCGGAACCGCCGGAGCCAGAGCTAGAGAGCGAGGAACCCGAGCTGACGCCGCGCCAGCAGGAGCGTGTCAAAGAAGCTAAAGAACGGGGGATGGACCCCCTGAAAATCGAGCGACTCATCACGAATATGACTCGGCCTAAACAAGCCGATGAACCTTCCCAAAAACCCGAAATCGATTACAGTACTGAGTTGGACGCTGACGAGGAAGTCGTAAAGACCCTCGAAGCAGACCGAAAACAGTATGGTGATAGAGAACGGAACGCTGGATTGGAGATGGCTAAGAACATCCAATTCCACACCCGTCTAGAGGTTGATGCGCCAAGAGTAGAACAAAAGTACAGCTTTTTAGATAAGAACAGTTCAGATTTTGACCCGGTGAGGGCCAACGCTATGAATATGCTCTATCTAAACACTGTCGGTTACTCTCCTGGCAATCCTGACCGTGGTGCCCCAGAATCGGTGGTGAACCCCAATGTTCGCTATTACGATTTCGTGGAAGCCCAAATGGAATTTGCAGAAGCTCTAATGGCGGAACGTAGTGTCCGCTCGACTAGAAATATCGCCAAGCAGGCGGCCGAAACTGGTCTACGACCAGATGGCAGCTCGGCGAAGGGCCTAGATTTGTCCAAGGCGCCTAAAGATATGTCCAACGAAGAACTTAATGCCGCCTTGAAAATTGTTGTTCCGCTCACAAAATAGAAACTTAAACAAGGATTCATATTATGGCAGCTCCAACGCTGAATACTAATGTGACCTTAGCGATTGCCCAGACAGCTCAGTACGTTAAAGAGCTCTGGACGCGCGAAATCGAGCAGCCGTTTGATGCTAAACTTCAGATGGCAAAGCTAGTCTTAGACCGCTCCGGTATTGCCGCAGGCGGTGGAGACACAGTCCGTGTACCATTCGTAGCAGGGGTTAACGCTCGCGCCAAAAGCGCCAGCACGGACCTAACCTACGATTCACCCGATGGAACGGCTATCGCGCACTCTATTGACAAGCACTACTACAGTGCGGTCAAAATCGAGGATATCGCTAAAGTCCAATCAAATTTCAATCTAAGAAGTGCTTTCCAGGAACGAATGGCTGAATCACTAGCCCGTCAAATCGACACCGATTTGCACGCGCTCTATGCTTCCGCTGGTTCGACTGTAACTGGAGGCGCAAACATTGACGACGCTGATATTCTATCCGTCGTTAGTACTTTCGATGACGCAGATACGCCACAAGGCCAACGCCGAGGTGTTATCGGCCACAATACCAAGTCCGACCTACTTGGTGTCAACAAATACGTTGCTTACGACCAAACCGGTATGAAAGGCAAAGCCGTTGACGGTTCTGATGGTCTAGTCGGCTCGATATATGGGATGGACATTTACCACTCGGGTAATGTTCCGACCTCAACAACGGGTCGCAATCTGTTCTTCCACAAGAGTGCGATTGTGCTGATTAAACAGCTCAAGCCGACATTCGAAGCCGAGTACAGTGTCGATTCGTTAGCGTGGAAAATCGCTGTTCAATGCGTCTACGGAGTAGGCGTCGAACGCGCAGCTTCGGTTATCGAACTGACCCGTACTACAGCTCCTTAATGACGCCTAGCGTCTAATCTGAGCTGACCGTTAGGGGCGGCGGTCAAACCGCCCCACCAATAAATCGAAGATTCTAATAAATTAAGGAGGCCACCATGGCAAGTAGAGCAGAACTGGAACTTCGGGCAAGCGCCGTCAACGTTGTTGTCGCTGATTACCCGAATGATTCCAAACTCGAACAAGCAGTAATCTACGCCGAGAAAGCCGTCACCACTACTGGCGCGGCTACCACGATTGCCCCCGCAGCAGCACAGGTAGCTAAAGTATCCGGCGGGGCTAACGTATAGGAGACATTATGGCTAAAGAAAGACATATTGAAGTCGCCGAAGGGGTGGTTCACCACCTTGACCGCGACCCTAACGACCCTCGTAACCGGAAAAATGTAATTTTGCCTAACCTGCCGGTTGTCGAATCACCCGCGATTCCGCCCAAGGATTTGGATATACATAATCCGGAACACGCTAACCTGACCTATGATGAGCTCCAAGAGCTCTTAAAAGCAGAATAGCTCTCGTCTGCGGTGACTGACCGCTTTGCGGTGACTGACCGCTTTACGGTGACTGACCGCTCGCAACTAAGTTCCTTTATTATTCAGGGACTTAGTTGTATTATGATAAATGTTAAGGGTAAAAATAAATATGACTATCCAAAGTGTTGCCGTAAATCAAGATTCCGCAGGAACGACTACGCTTGTCACGGTCAGTGCCAGCGAAGCGGTGACGGTAGTTAGCTATTTTTTGGTTCTAAGTGCTACTGGGACCTATCAGTTTGCGGGTCTTTCAAACCTAACCGGTGACGTACCCGTGGATGCTAAGGGTGGAGTCGTCGTAGCTGGTAGACCAGAATCGCCCGTTTTCGTGTTACCTCGCGGTAATAACTTGTCTATCGTCACTACTGGGGGAGCAGCCAAGGGACACCTAAGCTATTTTATAAGCTAGGTAGTACAGCGTGGCTTTAACTCTTGGAACCAACTCGGGCTTTGTAACCGTTGCACCTACAGAAGACCCTGCTGGAACAAGCACTACTTTTGATGGCTCGTCTGTAGTTACAAAAGATACCAGCCCTGCTGGGGCTACAAGTATAACCGAGATAGGTTGGTATCGTGCTGCTGGAACTAATAGTGCTAATTTTGAAGTAGCTTTATATTCTGATACTGCTGGCGTAGCAGATGTTAGGCTTTTTGTTGATGACACCAACTCAGACACTGCGGGTGGATGGGTACGTGTAACAGTTGACTGGGCAATTTCTGCCAGTACGGCTTATTGGCTCGGCTTACAAATGGACGCTCACAGTGGCAACAGTGGAGTTGACCGTGCAGATTCTGGGGGTGCGGGGAGAGATATACTGGCATCTCAAACCGCTCTAAACGACCCCTACGGCGGGGGTGCGGTAGGAGACGCTGATGGGATGTATGCTATTTATGCTTTAGTCGTAGCTCCTAGTCCCTCGGTTAGCCCTAGCTCATCTGAGTCCCCCAGTATATCGCCTTCCGCCTCAGAGAGTCCGTCGGCCTCAGTAAGTCCATCCATCTCACCCTCTGCCAGCGTATCTCCATCTGCTAGTGAAAGCCCCAGCGCCAGCGTTTCACCCAGTATTTCTCCTTCAGCTTCGATTTCACCAAGTGCTAGCGAGTCGCCAAGTATTTCACCCTCGGCTTCTACCAGTCCGAGCGCCAGCGGGTCTCCATCAATCTCGCCTAGCGCCAGCGTTAGTCCCAGTAGCAGTATTTCAGCTAGTATATCGCCCTCCTCGTCCGTCTCTCCTTCAGCCTCAACCAGCCCGAGTTCGTCAAGCAGCCCTTCCCTCTCCCCTAGCAGTTCTTTAAGCCCTTCGTCATCCGAGAGTCCGAGCATCTCTCCCAGCGCTTCAGTTTCACCGAGTAGTTCAGAATCTCCATCAATCAGCCCCTCCGCATCTGTATCGCCTAGCGCCTCAACTAGTGTTAGCGTTTCCCCTAGTGCAAGTGCTTCGCCGTCAGAAGGTAGCTCCATCTCGCCCTCGGCTTCTGTCTCGCCATCGGCATCTTCATCGCCCTCAATTTCACCCTCAGCTTCCTTGTCACCGTCAGCTTCCATCTCTGCTAGTATCTCCCCTTCGGCAAGCTTATCTCCGTCAAGTTCCACTAGTCCATCCCTGTCCCCTTCGGCTTCGGTCTCAGCATCCACAAGTCCCAGCGCCTCGACCAGCCCTAGCATCTCGCCCTCGGCAAGTGTTAGCCCATCAAGTAGTATCTCCCCATCAATTTCACCTAGTAGTAGTTTAAGCCCATCAAGTAGCCTCAGCGCTAGTCTGTCCCCATCATCCTCGGCTTCCCCTAGCGCCGCCGGGCAGACGCCTCAGTGGCGGACTATGCTTGGTGTCGGTTTATAACCGGCTGAAACTTTGTTGTAATTCTGGAACCTTTTTGTGTTAAAATTAATTTAATATGCGTAAAGCTCCCAAAAGCCAACAGGAAAAAAAGGAAATTTTGGAAGCTGACCGTCGTACTAAACGCACTAAAGGTTTCGCCCTAATGAGTGTCCGCGACCAAGGTTATGCTCGGCTACGGGACTATAACCAGGGCGAGTCGGTCACGATGGACTGGAACATCCCTGGTGAGAATAAGTTCTTGCTCCATCTAGAGAGCAATAGTAAACACGATGAAATAAATCTGGTATTTGATGCCGAGGAGTTCCGTAAGTGGTTGCGCTGGGCTTGAGTGTTATTATCGCCAGTAGAGTCGACCAATACCTACAAAAAACGGTTGACGATTTATTAGAAAAAGCTGACGGCGAGATTGAGGTCATTGTAGTGCTTGATGGTTATTGGCCTAATCCGCCCCTGAAGGAGGACCCTAGGGTTGTTATCATCCATCAAGGGACGATTCACGATAACCTGGGTATGCGCGAAGCCATAAATGCCGGGGTAAGTATTGCCCGGGGTAAGTACATTATGAAGATTGATGAACACTGCATGGTCGACCAAGGATATGACCTGAAATTGGCCGCCGATTGCCAAGACAACTGGGTGGTAATACCCCGCCGATTTCGATTAGAGCCCGACAGCTGGACCCTGCTAGAAGATGGTCGCCCGCCCATTGATTATATGCAGATAGACTACCCCTACCAACGCCCCTATGACCGTACTTGTGGGCTGCATGGCGGAGAATGGCGCTGGCGCCACTATGACCGCAAGCATATTTTGATAGACGATACTATGAGCTGGCAGGGGTCATGTTGGTTCACCACCAAGGCCTATTGGGATAAACTACTTTTTCCCCTAGAGACCTCAAAATACGGCACTTTTACTCACGAGTCCCAGGAAATCGGCATGAAGGTCTGGCTGTCGGGTGGACGCCTGGTGGTTAATAAAAAGACCTGGTACGCTCATTATCATAAAGGTAAAAAAGGCAAGGGCTATGGTTTCTCTCGGGCCCAATATGCTAGACACATGGCCGACATGGAGAAAGGTCGTTTATTCGCCATAGATTATTGGGTCAACGATAAATGGGACAGCCCCGCGCGGATACACAGCTTCCAATGGTTGATGGATAAATTCTGGCCGGTACCAGGGTGGCCCGACAACTGGCAGGAGCAAATTAGAATCGACCAGGAAAAGGATTGGTCGAAGTTAGGAGAACCAACGTGGTCATAGGTCATGGTGATATTGCAAAAGTACTGCCCCAAAGAAAGAATCTACTATTTTTCGCTTCGGGTGTATCGAACTCTCAGGAAATTCATCGCCACGCTTATGCCCGCGAAGAGGATTTGTTAATGTCTCAACCGAGGGACGAGCATATCGTTTACTTCAGTAGCTTGAGTATTTTTTATGATAATACTCTTTATACTCGCCACAAACGCTACATGGAGACTTTAGTCAAAGAGAATTTCCCGACTTACACTATTATGAGGTTGGGCAATATTGCTTGGGGAAATAATCCCCATACTCTAATCAATTATCTCCGCGCCCACCCCAAGGCGGAGATAAGAAATGAATATAGGTATATTATCAGTAAAGACGAATTTCTGCATTGGATAAATCTGATACCGAGTTGGCCCTGCGAGATGAATTGCCCAGGTGAACGTTTAAAAGTGAAGGAGGTTTATGAGCGCTTTGTTAAACCGTATCGAACTAGCTAAGTATTTCGCCGAGCTGGGTTTTAAGGTCGGAGCAGAAATTGGTGTCAATCGGGGACTTTATGCCCAGACGATGTTCGAGAACAACCCAGGGTTAAAACTATACTTAGTAGATAACTGGGCTTCTGAGCGACGTCGGAGTAACATGGCTGAGGCGCTAGACCGAACCAACGAATATAATGCCGAAGTCATGGAGATGACTAGCTTGGAAGCTGCCCAGCAATTTCAATCTGAAGCTTTAGATTTTGTCTTTATCGACGCTGGGCATACTTATAAAGATGTCAAAGAGGACCTTGAGGCCTGGACCCCCAAGGTCAGAAAAGGTGGTATTGTTTCGGGCCACGATTACTATGAATTCCCTTCTGGTAGAGGCGGCGTCATTCCAGCCGTCAACGAATATATCGCCGAGCACGGCTATGCATTGCATATAATCCCTTGGGATAAGACCCAGAGTGTCGATAATCGTCAACCTTGTTGGTACTTTCGACGATGACGGTTATACCAGATTTCGGCAGAAATCAGTTGGCCTCGCTCACGGCCTTGCTGGGATTTACGGTTGGCGTGGAAGTAGGAGTAGCTGCCGGAGGGTTTTCTAAGGTCATCCTAGACGCTAATCCTAAAATGGAACTTTATGGGGTAGACCCCTGGACACCCTACGGCGGGTATAGAGACTATGCCCGAAAATCCACCCTAGATACTCTGGAAATAAAAGCCCGCCGTCTGTTAAAGGGATATGACAACTATGAGTTCATCAAGGCCTTCAGTATGGACGCTGTTCAGCAGTTCTCGGACGGTTCCTTGGATTTTGTATACATAGATGCCAACCACCAGGAACCGTATGTCTCCCAAGATATTAACGAGTGGTATCGAAAACTCCGACCTAGGGGTATCCTCTCTGGACACGACTATGTACGAAGTGCCCATCGGGATGGGACACCCCTGTATCACGATGTCAAGAACGCCATTCACCGTTTCACGAATGAAAATGGGATAGAGCTGTTCATCCTGGGGAATGAAGCCATAGACGAAGGGCTAGTCAGAGACCGCCCGAGAAGTTGGATGCTATGGAAAAGGTAGCCATCTTAAGTTGCGTCTTGGGTGGCTTCGACACCCCCAAAGACCCCGTCGAGCAGGACATCCCCGCTACTTTTCATCGCTGGACTGATGAGAATTTTCCGTTAATCGCTGGTTTGACCCCAAGGTTACAGTACAGAATCCCTAAATACTTCGGTTGGCAGATGTTGCCTGGATATGATTTTTATATTTGGTTGGATGGAGGTATATCTCTGTTAAGACGAGATTGTGCGACGTGGTATTTATCACAAATAGATGGTTATGATATCGGCTTTTTCGAACATCCGCACCGTAATTCCATCGAAGCCGAGGTTCGGCACGTAGACGACTATCTTCACCGGCGGGTAGGGACCAAGAGAGGGCAGGACTACATCATCTCAAGATACGAGAACGGTCTTCATAAAGAGCAGTTACGAATAATCCAGAAAGACAAGCATTATTCGGACGATAAATTATACGCTACCACAGTATTCGCTTACCGCAATAATCCGAGAGTCCAGGCTTTTATGAAGGACTGGTGGTACTACCAGAGCCGATATTTTACTTGCGACCAGATTCCCTTGCCTTGGCTATGCGATAATTGGGGACTTAAGGTTAAGACATTCGATGAACCGCTTTATAAAACAGGGTACATGAGTTTGGTAAGCCACCACCGATGAGCAGAATTGCCGTAGCCGTACCCACTATTCCTGAGCGAGCTGACATTTTCGCCAAGTTCATGGAGGCGTGGCAACCGCTGTTCGATAAGCATAAAGCCGAATTTATCAAAGTGCTAGATGGCAAATACCCAACAGTTATAGGGACTGACGAAAATACCTTGCCCTATTCCCCCGTGGATGTCATGGGTGAATACGCTGACTGTTTGTCTAATCTCAACGCTGGAATCCGGAACCTTGGCTTTGCCTATATAGCTAGGTACCTACCAGAAGTCGAGTATATCGTCACCCTAGACGACGACGTTCTACCGATAGGCGACCCCATTGCTGACCATATTACCGCCCTCAGAAAAATGGTTCCTGTAAGCTGGATATCCACCGCAGTCGACAACTACACCAGGGGGTTCCCCTATCTAATAAGAGAAGAAGCTGAGGTCGTCCTATCGCATGGTGTCTGGCGAGGCGTGGCTGACTGGGACGCTGCTTCTCAGCTTATTCTGGGGAGCCACAGACCGGTAGAGTTTTATAAAGGTCCGATTCCTAAAGGTGCCTATTACCCGATGTGCTCTATGAATTTGGCTTTCAAGCGGAAGATGCTGCCTTATATGTACCACGCTCCCTGGGCGTTGGGTATCCATCGTTTTGATGACATCCTAACGGGCGTGGAGAGTAAACGCGAGATAGATAAACACGGCTGGGCAGCGGTCACTGGATATGCTAGAGTCCACCACGAACGAGCCTCCAATGTTTTCACCAATCTCAAGAACGAAGCTCCTGGCATGGAGCTAAATGAACATTTCTGGGAGGGCGATGAGAGCCATCCCTACTTTAAGATTTATAGGGAGAAATACGCCTTATGGCAAAAATACATAGCAATGATATAACCGCTGTTTATTACACGGCTGACGAGTTACCCCACAAGTTCGCAGTGGCTACAATGAATCAGTTGCTGAAGGCACTTGGCGATATCCCTATAATTATTATCAAGAAAGACCCTTTAGCAGAACGTTCCCAGGCCAATATCTATCGCCAAGCATTGCAGGGGGCGAAACTGGCTCACACTAAATATATAGCTTGTTGTGAGGACGATGTTCTTTATTCCCCAGAGCACTTCAAATTTCGCCCTAAAGACGGACACTGGGGTTATAACATGAACGCCTGGAGTATCTTTACCTGGGGAGAGCCGGTATTCAGCTATAAAGCTCCCGGAGGCCGAAGGAACTTGGCTGGCCTTATCTGTGACCGCCAGATGTTTATAAATCACTTAGAAGAAAGGTTCCGGTTATGGTCGGATGATTCTAAAATCCGCAAAGAAATATTCGGTGAACCCGGAAAGTATGATAACCAGCTCGGTACGACTCCTTACCCTTCCGAATATTTTTACATTAACCCACCCAATATAATATTCTCGCACCAGACCGCCTTGCAGTTCGAGGGGTTGGGCACCCGCAAGGCATTGGGTAATATTCGTGCCACCGAGATACCTTTTTGGGGGCGGGCATCTGATATAGTAAAACTATATAAGGAAAATAAAAATGCCACAACTCAGTATCCTTATTCCAAGCCGTAGGGAAATGTTCACGGCCAAGACAGTCGAGAACCTCCTAGAGAATATTGAGGGCGATACTGAAATCTTAATCGGGCTAGACGGAGAATGGAGCGACCCCGGAATAGTTGATGATAAGCGAGTTAGAATCGTCCGTTATCCTCAATCAATCGGTCAGCGAGCAATGACTAATCAATTAGCCCGATTATCAACCGCTAAATACATCGCCAAATGTGATGCTCACTGTAGCTTTGACAAGGGTTTTGACCGCATACTAATGGAGAACATGCAGGATGATTGGACGGTTGTGCCGGTAATGAAAAATCTCCATGCCTTTGATTGGGTCTGCCCGGACGGGCACCGGCGCTACCAGTCGCCTTCAGGACCGTGCAAGGATTGCGGGAAGCCCACCGAAAGGGACGTGTTATGGTTTGCCAAGCCATCGCCTAATTCCACCGCCTACTGCTTCGACCCTGAACCGCACTTCCAATATTTCAATGAATATAAAAAACGGCAGCAGGGAGACCTGGTTGAAACCATGAGCTTACAGGGGTCTTTTTTTATGATAACCAGAGACAAGTATTGGGAGCTAGGCATCTGCGACGAACAGTTTGGTTCATGGGGCTCGCAAGGTATAGAAGTAGCTGTTAAGACTTGGCTGTCGGGCGGTAGGGTGCTGTGCAACCGTAAGACCTGGTATGCTCATATGTTTCGTACCCAGGGGGGAGATTTCAGCTTCCCCTATGAACAGAAGCAATCGAGCGTGAACTTTGCTAAAAAACGCGCTAGGCAGATATTCTTCGAGAACAAGTGGGACAAACAGGTATACCCGTTATCCTGGCTGGTGGAAAAGTTCTGGCCAGTCTACGGCTGGAAGGACGAAGATTTAACCAAGCTCAAACAGTTCGACCATGTTATGCCACCACCCGCTACTGAAAGAGGTATTATTTACTACACTGATAATCGCCTGCGATTGAGTATCGCCCGTCCAGTCCAAAAGCAGATTAAAAGTATCGCTAAAGATAGGGGTCTACCAATAGTATCAGCCACGCTAAAACCGATGGCGCATATGGGGCACAACATCCGTTTAAAGGGCGAGCCCAGTTACTTAATGATGTTTAAACAAATCCTGACCGCACTCCAAGCTAGTCGTGCTAAATATGTCTTTTTCACAGAGCATGACGTGCTCTACCACCCCAGTCATTTTGACTTTACCCCACCAAGAGACGACAGATTTTATTACAACTTCAACTGGTGGTGTGTCCGCACTAAGGATGGGCTAGCGACCCACTGGGATGCCTATAAGGTTTCACAGCTGTGCGCTAACCGCGAGTTGCTCATAGGCCACTATCGTAAAAGGGTCGCCATTGTTGAAGAGTACGGCTATAACAATTCCATGGGATTTGAACCTGGGGCACATAATACCGAGGAATCGGTGGCTACACGTGATAATTCAGCGATTCCTAAAGACATCTATGTTGACGACATCCTAATGGATTCTTGGCGCTCAGAGTCTCCTAACATTGATATTCGCGGTCATGGTCAGAACCTATCTGATAGCAAATGGAGCTTGAAGGATTTTCGGGATAAGGCCGCTGCCGTCAACTTCACTCAGAGCACAGTCGATAAAATACCAAGTTGGGAGCATCTCAAGCTATAATGTAGCTAGTCCTTAAATAAAAAGGTAAAACAAAATGGCTAGACTTTGGTCTTCAGGATTTGAGTTAAACTCCGTCACCGCCGGGATGGAGTGGACGGTGTTAACCAATTCTCCCACCATCCAGACAACTACCGTGCGTAGCGGCACTTACGCCATGAGGGTAAATCCGGCTGGTGCTACTGCTAACTTAGCGTATGATTTCCTGGCTTCTGGCGGCGGTACTGACAATCTGTTTCTCCGTTTTTACCTTAGAATTGCCTCTTCCACCAATGCTCTTGATGATATTTTCAGAATCAG